ATTCCTTATAAGAATATGGTGAAGTATATGTTTGAGATGCCTGATGACAATGCTTTTGAGTCATTGTATGACAACCTCAGGTCACAGGAGACAGTATCATTCTGGTCTACATCATTCATCCGTGGTGTCACCCTTGACAAGTGTGTTATGATTGTAGATGAGTTTAGTAATCTTAATTTCCATGAGCTTGACTCCATCATCACTCGTGTTGGTGAGGACACTAAGATTATTTTCTCTGGTGACTACACACAGTCAGACCTTGTGAAATCTAATGAGCGTAATGGCGTGTTGGACTTCATGAAAATCCTACAGTCTATGCCCTCCTTTGAGTGCGTAGAGTTTGGTATCGAGGATATTGTTAGGTCTGGTTTGGTCCGAGAGTATCTCGTTTCTAAAATTAACATGGGATTTTGATGTTTAATTATGTTGGCACTCCTACTCCACTCAATGAGTTAGAGAGTAGGACTCTTAATCATGGACGCTTCTATAAGATAGAAGACATTTGGGTGCCAAGTGTCACGACTGTCGTGGGTCACCAATCTAAACAAGGTATACTTGACTGGGAAAACAGAGTAGGGTATACTGAAGCGGAAAAGATTCGTCGTGCTGCTTCTTGGAGAGGCACGAAGTATCACAACATCGTGGAGCACTATCTTAAAAATGAATTGGAAAAAGTTGAGGCGAGCACGGGTCTTCCCCGTTACCTTTTTAGGTCTGCTCGTGAGACTCTTAATCGTATTAGTGATATTCACGTTATTGAAGCCCCTCTTTTTAGCAAGCGTTTATATATCGCTGGTCGTGTTGATTGCATTGCTAAGTTTGATGGCGAGCTTGCTGTAATTGACTTCAAGACTACAGGTAGTCTGAAGAAGGAAGAGTATCTAGAAAAGTATTTCGTGCAGGAGGCAGCGTATGCCTACATGTATTACGAGATGACTGGTGTAGAGGTTGACAAACTTGTCACCCTATCTGTTGCAGAAGATGGACAGATGCAAGTGGTTGAGAAGTATGATAAAGTACCCTACATCAACACCTTAATCGATTGGATTAAGGAATACCGTGAGTCCATTCGATGAAAGATTCTATCCTAGGCATTCCCTTCTATAGGTTTTATTATCCACATGATATTAAAGAAGTAGAAGAGGCATGTAAACGTCTCAATTACAGACACAATGATTGTAATTGGATTTGGGATGGAGTCCAGTTGGACGGACTCGCTGGCAGTAATTTACATCGTCTACCAGAGTTTGAAATTCTATTCAACTGGATTGATGAATGTCTTAGGGAAGTTGCCGATGACATTGGTATGCCCAACAACCTTAAGATTAATGCTGCTTGGACTAATCTAAATAAAAAGGGTGATTACTTCTACGACCACACTCACGCTAACTGCTTTGTTAGTAGTAACTTTTATGTGAATGGGTCGCCAGACGTACACACCATTTGGCATCTACCTAATCCTTGGTTTAATCAAACTAACATCTGGCCTTGGGGTCAGTGGACTGAGGAGAAGTTTTTCCTTACCCACAAAGAACCTACCGAACCAGGTAAGTATATTGTTTTTCCACCAATGATTAGACACAGAGCAGAGGTTAATACATCTGACGAAGACCGTATTACTATCGCTGCAAACGCATTCCCTGATGGTTTCATTAATGCCTCAGGTGTTTCCCACTTACACGTGAAGGTGTTATAATGAAAGAAATTGAAGAAAAGTTTATGACCCAAGGTAAATTCACATCACTTGTGGAGGCACGAGTGAAAGATAGTCAGGGTCTTATCAATTATATTGAGGCAGTGACATCTATTTGTGAAGAGTTTGAGATTGAGGTTGAGACGGTGAGTAAACTCATCAGTAAACCTTTGAAAGATAAGATTAAATGGGATGCCCAACAACTTAATTACATTAAGCGAACAAGTCGTGGAGTCCTACCGCTATGACAGAATTTTTTAAGAGTGATGTAGTGCAAAGTGAATTGCAAGACATCCAAGAGACATACACAGACCTGCTGAAAATGTCAGCAGGTCTTTCTGAGTTTAGTCCCGAAGAAAGACTAGACCATATCAATAAGACGCTAGAGTTGATTGCTAAACAGAAAGTATTCTACTCACGTCTTGCTCTTGCATCCCATGGACTACAGGAAGAAGATGAGGACGCACAGTTTGTCAAGGAAAAAATTGACACACTGTCTCAGCAGTATTCAGGTGGCATGAATCTCATGATAATCCTTCAGAGTATGGAGGATAAACTGAGAGGATGGAAGAAGGAGTTGCAGAGCGATGCCTGACCCCGACGCACTCTGGAGGGATATGCAGAAGTTGGATGACCTATACGAGGAATTGTTATGGGACCCTGACGATGACCTGCAATTTACCCACGATGGTGAGAAAGTCCTCATCATAAACCGCACACGGTCCCTTGACAAGACCTAAATAATACGCTACCATAATACGGTGGCAATACAAACCACAATACACATCGGAGAAATACAACTATGTCTTTCGCATCTCTCAAGAAAAAGTCTGGCAGTTTCGATAAACTGACTCAGCAAATTGAAAAGATGTCCAAGCCAAAAGGAGCAGGACCTGACGAGCGACTCTGGAAACCAGGCGTTGACAAATCAGGCAACGGGTATGCCGTAATCCGTTTCCTTCCTGAGCCAGACGGTGAAGACCTGCCATGGGCACAAGTCTTTTCCCACGCATTCCAAGGACCTGGTGGATGGTATATTGAAAACTCTCTTACCACTCTCGGTCAAAAAGACCCTGTTGGTGAGTTGAATCGCACCCTCTGGAATAGTGGACTGGATTCTGACAAGGAGACAGCACGTAAGCAGAAGAGGAAACTCTCCTACTATAGTAATGTCTACGTGGTCAAGGACCAACTGAATCCTGACAATGAAGGCAAGGTCTTCCTGTATAAGTATGGCAAGAAGATTCATGACAAGATTGTGAGTTCTATGCAACCTCAATTCGAGGATGAAGAACCTATCAACCCCTTTGATATGTGGCAAGGTGCGGACTTCCGTATCAAGATTCAAACCATTGGGGGTTACTGGAATTATGATAAGTCTGACTTCGCACCACCTGCAACACTGGGTGGGTTTGATGATGAGAAACTGGAGTCTATCTGGAAGTCTCAGTATTCCCTCAAGGAATTCACTGACCCATCAGCATTCAAGTCCTATGAAAAACTTGAAGAGCGACTTAATCTTGTGCTCAACAAGAGTGCACGTCCACAAGTCCGCTCATCTGAAGAGTTTGAGGGCGAGGATGACTTCAATGCACCAGACATTACACAAAGTGTCACATCATCTCCTACACCAAGTGGATTTGGTGCTAAGGTAGAAGAGTTGGACAAGGCAGGTGATGGTCCCGACCTTGACTATTTCGCTAATCTAGCCGCTGAAACCTGATGAAAAAACTGTTTGCTCTTCCTCTCTTTGCAATCCTTGCTCTGCCTACCAGTGCTTCTGCTCTGACTTGGGCAGAGTTTTGGGAACCCTTCGTAGAGGAAGGGCATTCACATCATCATTATCATTATGAGTATCACCCACCACGCAGACGCATGTGTGAGGTGAAAGTGACTAGACGTAGATGGGTGCCTGGCTTTTGGTTAGGTCATCATGAATACGTTGAAGGTTACTGGCAGAAGGAGACACGTTTGAAGTACAGACCTTGCAGACGTTACCACTGACCCCATATATTATTTCACTTTCTGTTCCCAGAGAGGTCGAAAAAAAATTCGGGGTATTTTTTGACCCACAGGGTTTTTCAATATCATGCACACACATTATAAACCATATTCACCAGAATGGCATAGATACCGTTATCTAAAGGAAGCACTCGATAAATACCTAGACGAGTATGTTGATAACGATGTCATTCTTGCTGACATTGATTGTATTCTTGGAGTACGGTCTAAGTCCGCTATGGATGAATACACGCGAGTCACAGACTTACAGAAAAAACTCCAAATAGAGTAATATGCTTTCTACCCAATATCGACTCCGATTGGAGTTTATTTGCAAAAAGATTGCAAATGGCGAAGAGGTTAAATTAGAGGACATGATATGGGCAGAAAAACTCGCAAAGAGACATACAACTGCACGTAACTGGTTACAGCAAGCACGTCGTCATGCCGCCAATCCTGATGTTGAGGAAGGGGGGACTGACGATTTTTTGAATAAGTTGGGTTTGGGCGATCCTGACCCGACACGTCATCGCACTACATTTGAGTCCGCTGACGATATTGAAGATTGGTTTAGACGAGACAAACCCGACGATTGGAGGCAACGCGACTGATGTACACAGCAGTGATTTATAGTAATGGATCTCAAGAATGTGAAAGAGCAGCGCAACTACTAAAATCGCTAGGGGGCGAATTTCTCGAATATCGCCTAAATCAACATTTTACCAAAAGAGCGTTTGAAGACGAATTTGGTAAAGAAGCAAATTATCCGCAAATTGCACTAGGTGCAAAACATGTCGGAGATTTGAAAGAATTGCTACAACACGCAAAAGCGAAAGGACTTATTAAATGAAACGTTTCAACACTGTTGTTCTAAACATCACTGTTGCAATTCTCGACTTTTTATACAAAGGGAGAGATTATCCCCGTTTTTGGGTGCTTGAGGAGATTGCTCGGGCACCCTATTTTGCTTTTTTGAGTGTGCTACATTTACGTGAATCCATGGGTTTGCGTGGTCCAGAACACATCTATCTGATGGA